TAAATAACAAAAAAGCATTTTGTTTTTCATGTTTAAATAATCTTGGTTTGGAAATATTAAAAAGAACTTCACAAAAAAGGAAAGTATTTCTTGAACAGCAAATAAAGTTAATAACATTCTTTAAAAATACTATTTCTGAAAAGTTGTATGAAAAATGGAAAACCTCTAAAGAAGAATATTTAAATAGAAAAGCATTTTTTATATCAAAAGAAGAAACAAAAGTTAAAAATGCTGATAATGAAATAGTCGCATCAAATCTTTCTTTATTTAATATTAAATCAATTAAAAGAAAACCAGTAAGGGGATCTCGCTATGAAATATTAGCTAGAACTAATGGAATAACTGGTAATCAAACTGGAGAATATCTATATAAAATATTTTTTGATGATGAAGAAGTGGATATATCTGAGGATGGTAATCACCCATACTATGATCAAAAATATAAACAAGAAAATACTTTTTTAGGATCAGATATTCCAACTAGATTGAAATTTAAAGATGAAATATTTAAATCAAATGATCCTCCTCTTGGTCAATATTCTCCAGATTCATTACCAAAATTAGGAGGATATTTTGAAGCTAGAAATTCTAATATTGTAAATAATCAAAATACAACCGATTTAGGTTATGGAAATAGAATGTTAGAATCTATAAGTACATTATATTCGGCAGATTTATCAAATTATGAAAATAAATTTAATATTTTTAAATCTGATATAATTGACAAAAAGCCACCAAATTTAAAAAGAGAAGAAATATCTTCATATATTAGAATTGAATTTAAACAACCAATTGGAGTTGAATCATTGAGTGATTTTCCCAACGGTTTTGTGAGAAATGCTGGTTATGAATATTTTTTACCATATATTGTATCTTTAACAGCTGGACCAAATGGTAGACAAACAATTAATCAAAATGTTGTTGTTATTGGCATGGATCCATATGGATTTGATGTTGCAATGAAAAAAATACCAGATCCACAATATAATGGTGAATATTATTGGTGGTCTTCTGGTATTCAATCTTCACAGATGGATTTATGGCCAGAAATTGCTTTTGAAACAAAATATCCTTATTATGTGACATGTAATGACAGTTATATTTTATCTGAAAATACTGATAATGATTATTATAGCTTCTCGCAATATAAAGATTATGTCACACTAGAATCTAATCTTTATGAAAATGAACTTGACAGAGAGAATGGACAGGTTGCATTCAATACAAATAATAAACTTGGTAGATACGATTATAGTGAAAATAAAAATTCATATTATACAAAAAATTTATCAAATTTAAATTTTGCATCTAATTTTTTAATTAATTCACATAAAGTTTTGAAAGCTTGTAGAAATTGGTGGTCTTTCCATATCCCAGAATCAATTATAATTTTACCTAGACTAAGTGAAATGTTCAGCGATCCATATCGAACATATGAAAATATTTTCTTTGATTCCAGGTCCGCCTTTGACCAATATCGTGATCAATATAATTTCTATTATCAAACGACTTATAAAACTCTTTTAGCTAGTGATGAATATGACATTTTGAGATTGGATAAGACTAAAGATTTTAATGAAATTTTAGATGCATATAATACAGCTGATATTGATTTTTATCATTATCAATATAATGATTATAACTATATAACAGTTTTTAAAGACAATGATACATTTTCAGAAATACATCCTGATATAAAAACTTACTTTAAGGAAATGACAAATTGGTGGTTATCTGGTGATCATGTCATATACAGACCTGGATTGGTTACTGAGGATGTATGGAAATATGATTTATCTGGAAATACGGATTATGGAATGGTATTTCCTCCTGTAAGACAAAATCATTGTGATATTTTTGATAATAATTTTGCTGCTCAATTTGTTGTTTTTGCTAAGACAACAGATATTTGTACAAAATCTAATTTGAAATGTATTAATCCTAATGGCTTTGTTACTACGAGTGGATGTACGGCTGGTAATCCGTATTGCAATTGTCCAGCACAAAATAGAAAACCAACCGAAGCAGAGCCATCCTATCTTGAAATCTATAAATTAGAACAAGAAATAAAAGAATGTTCTTTAATTTCAGAACATCTTGGCAAGGATTGGTTAGGTTGTGTTTGGTCAAATCCAGACAGTACGTTTAGCTGTAACTGTCCAGAAATTGGTGATAAATTTATGGATTATCTAGAATATAATCGCACATATGCTACATTCTGGAATACACCAGCCAAAACTCCATTACTTAGAAATGCTCAAATCAATTTATTATTTAGTACAAAACTTTCTATAAAAGTACAGGCAAATCCATCACTTAAGATTGGTGATATAATCTATATCTTACAGCCAAATACTGTTCCAAATGGAGAAAACTTTTTTAAGAGATTCACTGGAAAATATCTGGTTACTTCTATAAACTACATCTTTAATGGAAATGCTGTAGATTATTATGAATTGACATTAAATAGAGACAGTTCTTATTTAAATCCAAATGAAGGGTCTGAACCAATAGTAATTCAATAATAAATAAAATATATGGTATTACAAAAAAATCTATATTCCGATTTAAATTTTTTCATTAGTAAAAATCCATTTACTAGTGATTTTGCCATACGAAAAGATCATAATGCTATTAAACAATCGATAAAAAATATTGTTTTAACAAATTTTGGGGAAAGACCATTTTTAAGAAATTTTGGCACTGATATCTACAATTCTGTTTTTGAACATCCAGAATTGGTAGAATTTTATGTTGATCAAAATTTGCGGATAGCAATTAATAAATATGAACCTAGAATAAAATTGATTGATATTGTATATACAACCTCTGATCAAAATGTAGATGTAGAGATATCTTATTCAATAACATCATTAAATACAATAGATACATTTAAAATAGAAATAGCGAGAACAAGATAATGTCAAATAATATTAATTTGGGTTCTATTAGCTATGAACAAATAAAAAATAGTCTTACTGAATTTTTAAAAACCCAAGACACCCTTAAAGATTATAATTTTGAAGGATCTGTTTTACAATCTATTGTAAGTCTTCTTAGTTACAATACGATGTATTACGCATTTTATTCCAATATGTTGGCAAATGAAATGTTTCTGGATTCAGCTCAAAGAGAAGAATCTATCATTTCTCTTTTAAAGCCATTAGGAGTAACAGTTCCAACTAGAACATCTGCTAGAGCAAAAGTAAAAATGGGTGGATCACCAAATATTCCTCAATTTGCTCAATTTTCAGGAAAAAATGATTCTGGAATCATATACAATTTTTATACTCTACAAGACTATGCGGCAGATGTAAATGCTGACGATTTCATCGATAATATATTAATTGTCGAAGGCCGTCAACTTGTAAAACATAAAATTATAACGAATCTAATAGATTATACAAATCAAACATATTTTATTGCAGATAACACCGTTGATATTTCAACATTAATTGTTGAAATAGATGAAGGAGATGGTGTTTGGAGACAGTGGACTTTATTAGACAATATCGGAGATTCAACCGAAAATTTAAGTCAAACTAGTTATTTCGTTGAAAGATTTGAGACAGGATTTGAGATACAGTTTGGTAAAGAAAATTCACTTGGAAATGAAGTTTTAGATTCATATAATACAAGAATTAGTTATTTGACATCTAATGGAACTGCTGCAAATAATATAGTTAATTTTGAATATGTTGAAGAAACAAGCAATAATATTGAACTTATACAAACATCATCTGGTGGATTGAATGGTCCAGATATAGATTATTTAAAATTTATTGGTCCTAAGTTTTTTGCTGCACAAAATAGAGCAATTACAAAAAATGACTTTTTAGCAATATCTACTGTATATTTAAGAAATAAAGGTTTTGATGTATCAAAAGATAACTTCTCAATTTTTGGTGGCGATGAATTATTTCCACCAAAATATGGAAGAGTTTTTATTGCAACTGATTCTATTCCGACATCAGATGTATTAGATCTTATATCATATCTTAAAACAAAATGTGCTGTTACTATTCTTCCTGAATATGTTCAATCCACATCGGACAATCTTACTTATGATGTGCAATTGAAATTCAATCCAGAGATTACATCATCATCTACAAAACAAAGAATAATTTCAAATATCAAAAATTATTTAATTTCAAATTATTCTATTATAAGTAAATATAATATTACTTTTGATATAGCCCAAATAAAAACAAATATTTTAAATAATTTCTCGAATGTTCGTTCTGTAGACGTTATCATGAACTATAATAAGATATATACAGATGCATCAACAACTGGTGTAACTATAAATTTAGAAAATGAATTTAATATTTTAGTAGGTTCAACTAAATCAGTAACTGAGCCTTTTTTAGATAAAAATGGTAGAACAGTACAATTAAGAGCAACAATTACAAATACTAATGAATTAGATACATTCGTACAACTTAAAACTTTTGTAAGATCAGCTACAGGCTCATATAATTATAATTCATCATTAAATTATGGAAGAATTAATGTTAAAAAGGGTATTTTGGAAATATACAATATAGCATCTGGAAACATTCAAGTTGATTTAAATTTTATAAATGATAAATTTATAACTTCTCAGAATACTAAATTTACAATTTTATCTAATAAGGTAATAGAGGCTGGTACATGATACCATATCTTATACAAGACGCAGTATTAAATAATAATCATGCTGTAAATGCATTGATTGATTTGGTTATTCAAGAAATTGAATTAACTCAAAATAAATCATCATCTGCAACTCGTCTTGTTGAGAATGATCCTAGATTTAATACAAATAATACAGAAACTTGTGGTACTTTATTTGATATTACAAAATTTATTCCATTGTGGGTAATCAAAGAAAAAACAGAACGTGAAGGTAATGGAGAAACTGTTTTAACAATCTATGATTTTTTACAAAAATATTATGATTGGCTATACTGTGATAATTCTACTGGTGGTCAATATGGTCTTTCAAATAATATTTTAGATCTCATTGATATAAGAAAAACAAAAGAAAATCTAATACAAAATTTGTATGCCGTATACGCAGAATCATTTACTGGAATATTTGATTCTAGTTCATTAACAGTTGGAAGATCGGAATTAGAAAAATTCTTTATAGGAATAAGAAAAAACTTTTACCATCGAAAAGGAACAGAAGATGGTATTAGAAAGCTATTAACTACATTATTCGTAATTGATGAAGCTGATATTGAAATTGAAATACCGAAACAATTTATATTAAGACTAAATGGTGGTAAATTTGCTGACTCAAATTTCACTTTTAGAACTGGAACAGGTGACACTGGTAGTTATCTTGAAAAAGGTGATCTATCTGGAAGTTATTTGAATTTTTCAAAATTTCATGATACAACATGGTTTCATGATTACTCATATCTTGTATTTGTAGGGTCAAATTATAATGATAATGATGACCTAGAACAAGTTTATAGAGCTTCAAACCATCCAGCTGGAACACATTTAATATTTGGTAAACAATTATCAGATTTTCAGCCAGCAGAACCAGATGATGAGGTGGGAACTATTTGTGAATACCCAATGCTCTCAAACTATGCCCCATATCGTCTTAATGTGACATATGGTTCTTTAGGAACTATAAATGGATATACTTTCTATGGAATAACTTCCTGTGTAGGTTGTTGTGGGGCTAGTTACTCTGGATTTACTGGACCTACACATCGATTCCCAAATTGGAATCAGCTAATCACTGAAGATACCTTTGGTAATATAAATATACAAGATTTTATTATTTTATGCTATGCTGACGGTTTTACTAGCCCAAACGAAAATCTATCCTGTACTGGTTGCAACTAATGTTAAAAAAATCTAAAGATATTCAGTCATATATTTCATCTATAGGAAAAACCGAACATCTACATGTTTTTGTCGGTCAATCAGATAGTGTTGCTGATGATACTTCTACAATATCTTCTATAGATTTGTGGAGAGATATGGCATTTAGTAAGAAAGTTAGTAAGGCTGACGTTATAGGTGTTATTAATAACAATCCATGGTCATCTGGAAATATTTACTATCCTTGGAAATCAAACAAACAAAATACAAATTCATATTATGCATGGAATAAAGAAAATGGAAATGTTTATCTTTGTATTCAAAATAATGCATATAATAGAATAGATCGTGAAGGACAAAATGCTTCAACATATATTCCAAATCACAGTTATGGAATACAATCATATCCAGATGGTTATTCCTGGCTACCCATTTACAGAATAACAGGTGATTTGCTAAGATTTGTTAAGACTGAATGGATTCCTGTTATATCATTTGAAACTTTTGAAGAACAAACATTTTCTACAGAATATACTGCACAGACTGAATTTTGTTTAAACAATATAACAGCAACTGGATCATGTGCTTTATATTTTAAAGATAATAATCAATTACCAATATCTGGTATAAGTTTTGAAAATTATTCTAAAGGAGATTTATATACCTCCTTTATTAGTGATTGTTCTGAGTGTTATACACTTTTTACAGATAATCCTAAGTTTTACAATAAATTCTATCCAACTGGTACTAGTGTAAATTCAACTTATACAATTGAAGATAAGTTTGATTTAATTGGAAGATTGATTTCAGAAAATAAACTACCAGCTTCATCTCCATATTATGCATTATATGAAATAGCAAACAATGGGCCAGATGATGGTTCTCTTATTTCTGCACAGTTAGATTTATCAGGAATAACTGGTGATGATTTAGTTGTTAGTATACAAAATCCTCAAATTACTATTACATCAGCAACTGGATCAGGAGCATCAATGAGATTCCTGACCTACACAAATATTTATGGAAAATATATTGTAGAAGGTGTAGAAGTTCAATCAGGTGGAACGAATTACAGAGATATTAGTTTGAGTATATCTAATTCAATATTTACAAATACTAACATTGTTGATATTTTATTATCATCAATTAATGTTAATTTTGATAATATTGATGGATTAAACATAGATCCATATGATGTATTGAATTGTAATAATGTTATGGTAGATACAAGAATAGATACAAATGAATTATATTCGAGTGCTGTAGCATTGCCAGAAACTATAAATTTATTTGGTTTAGTATCTAATCCTTTAGAAGAATTACCAAATGGTGATCTTGTTATTGCTGGAGCTGAATTATCTCCATATAACAGTAAAGTAAAATCAGGTGGTTCTGTGGTTTCTGTTTATTATCCTGGTGACGAAACACTTGGAAATCCCACAACTATTCCAAGTAAAGGTAAAGGGTCTGCAAATTCTATTGTATCTGGTGTAAGTAAAACTACAAATACATCTAGAATTTTGCAGAATGTATCTAATGATCAATTATATTTTATTGATTATCCACAATCACCGTTTGAATCTATAATAACTGTTAGTGGAATAGATTATTCTAACTTGTCTTCTTTATCTGCAATTACAGATTCAAGTGACAATGAATTCATTGTAAATACTGTAATTTCATCACCGTCATTTAAACAATATTCTGGTAAAGTATTACAAACAAAAAGAACTTCAAGAGATCTAAAGTTAACAACAACATCTGGTACATTATCCAGAATAATTAGAATAAATATGATTAAGGGATTATAATGGCTAACGAAATATTTGGAGATATTGCAAATCCATCATCCTTGAGTAGAAAACCATTCTACTCAAGATTTACTTCTTTTGAAAACACAGAAGATAATTATATATTGATCGGATTCACACCTGGGTTAGCATTACAAGCCGCTGAATTAAATGAAATTCAAGATATTTATCACAAAATAGATAAATTAAGTAATACTATGATGTCTAATTGGACATTATATGCATTACAAAATATTGCAGATATATCAGATTTCACTGGAATAATATGGGACGGAACAATTCCATTATCACCAGACATGGTAACTGTATCTGGATCAACTATAACATTTTCATCTGGATGGTATTCATATAATCATATCAGTGGTTTAAATTATTGGATTTATCTTTCAAATGAAATATCATATAATTCATTTGGTGATCCAGCTGATGGATTTATTGGATTTTCAATTTCAACAACTGATATTTTTTCTTCAGCAGACAATAGATTGAATGATAATTCTTCTGGATCATATAACACTAATAGTCCAGGTGCATATCGTATTGAACATAATGTTACAAATGTTAGTTTTGCGAATCTTCAAACAAACACAAAAGCAATAGTTCAAAAAATTGCTAATGAATATTATTTCATGAATGGTAAGAAAATATAAACAAAGGTAAGCAATGCCAGTTACAAATAATACATATGTAATTTCAACATTAGGTTCAACAGCTACTTTTTATGATTGGTTTAATAAAGAAAATAATGATATTATTGCTAAATTAAATCTATTAAAGGTTTATGGAGCAACGAGTGGAGATGGGATATTAGCAACTACTAATACAAGTGGCCAATTATCACTATCAATAGGTGGTACATCTGGAATAATTCAAGCTCCTTTAACATTTAATAATACAATTACTTTTAATAGTAATGTAAATATTCCAAATATTAATATTCAGACAACTGGTATTACATCTGGAACTTCTGGTTATACATTTGGTACACCAGTTAGAATTTACTTAGACTCAACAACACAGGCATTGGGTTTAACAGCATCAAGAGCAAATACTCCAGAAAATGCTGAAATATTAGGATTATTATCTTCAAGAGGAATCACATCATCAACTATAACCATTGCTGGTAAAATTACTGGAGATTTTTCTGGAATTTATGGGCAAGGTCTTAGTGCTGGTTGCATCTATTTTTTAGATAGCATAAATGCTGGAAAAATTGATGATGATGAACCACAAACTACTGGTACTGTTTCTAAACCAATAGTGATGGGTTTAACTCTAAATGAAGGTATAGTTTTAAGTTATCGTGGTAATTATTTAAATTACGATCTCACAAGTTATGGTTCTTCTGGCTCAAATCAAATAGTATTTTCTCTTAATACTATACTTTATTCAACAGCAGACTCAGAAATATTGCTTGGTGATGTGTTGTCATTTTCTCCGTCTTATGCAACTTCAATAAATGGTGTCGATGATTTAGGTAATAGAAAAAATTATGGAGGTTGGTTCCATAGTAGAGCTGGAAATGATGAAGAAGTCTATATTGTTGGTGTTGTGATTGAAAAATTTATAGTTGGTTCAAATCTTTATATTACTTTACAATTATCTGGATATACATCAGTATTACCTGGTGTTGGTGGTTCATATTTAAATGATGAGTTTGATCTTTCAGATAGGTCTGATAATCCTCAATTAATTTCAGCCACGACAAGACCAGGTACTCTTCCTCTTATTGCTATTAATTATGATGTATCATCTGGTTATTCAGTAATTGATATACAAAAGCCTTATACTACTTCATCAACAACTGATCTTCGTTCTACCTCATCGTCATCAGCAGGAACTCCAAATGTTCTTATAAATGGTAATTTTGAAGTATGGCAGAGATCAAATATTGGTAGAGATGTGCCTTATACATCAACTGGGAATGTTATATTTGCTGATCTATGGAGAAGACACGATGGTGTCACTGGTGGAGACAGTTTCAAGAACTTTTATATAACTAGACAATCATTTAGTGATTATCAGACAGAAATAGAAGGAAGTCCAAATTATTATGTCGATATAAAGGCTTTAGGTTCATCAGCAGCATCTTATGCTGGAATCACTACTGCTAGTTACCCTGGATATACTTTCTTCGATCATATGATGGTTGGTCATGTTATTCCAGATGCAAAAGCAGTCGATAAGAAAAATGTAACAGTTAGTTTCTATGCTAAGACATCACATTCAAATTATAATACTGCTATAGTATATCTCTCAAGATATAATGGAACTTCTTTGTTAGATTATAAAGTATTGGGAACTGTAAATTTAACTACTAACTGGGCAAAATATAATATAACAACTTATGTTGATGAAGTATCTTCGTCGGTTACACCATTGGCGAATGATTATTCTGAAATTGGACTTGATTTAATACCTTTAATTACTCAAGCAAATGAAGCATCTGAATCAATTTCAACAAATGTTTATGTATCTTTAGCTTCATTCAATGCTTCATATGGAACATCATCTATATCTAATCATCATTTTATTCCATATGGCCAACAATTAGATTATTGCCAACAATATTATTATACAACATATGCAAGGGAAGAAAGAATAGGAACACCAACATTAGTTTCAACATTCATAACATCAGAAACTACTCCATATCTTGTAACTCTTCCAAATTATTCATCAGTTGTTCATGAATTACCAATTCACATGAGAACAACACCTACTATAACATTATACTCACCATACAGTGGATCTTCAAATGAAGCATATAATCAAACAGCGACAAGAGAATTAAGGTACACAAATGGTACTGTTGGATATGCTGGAGGAATACGAAGTGCATCTGGTGGTATAGCAATAAATGCCATACCAAGAATAAATACTATTAAAATAAATGTGAGTGAAGGATATACTTCATACGATCAAATTTATTACCATTTCATTGCTGATGCTGACTATCCAATTTAAGGAATAACATATGGCTACATCAATTAGTTCAAATATACGAGCAGCAAATACAGTAGTAAATTTATCATCTGATGGTGGTAATAGATTGATTGTACAGTTGTCAGCAGCACAATTTGCATCACCAGGTATATCAGCAGGAGATGCAATATTTTATAGTATATCATCATCAAAGTATCAGAGATCAAAAGCAGATTCACCAAATACTGCTGAAGTTTTCGGAATAGTAGAAAGTGTTGATATTTCTGGAAATGCGAATGTTGTATTATATGGATCAATCGGTTTAACTGGATATATTAATATTGATGATGGTGGTGAAGGTGGTCATGATATTTATTTCCTTAGCGGTTTAACTGCTGGAAAATTACAGTCATTGGCTCCAACTAATCAAAACCATATTGTAAAACCAGTATATCAAGTAGCACCACACGGTAATTTTACAGGAACAGTAGTAAACTACATTGGTTATAAAGTACCAGTAAGTGAATAATTATGGGAAGTACTGGAAGCAGTTATGTTTATTCTTTAGAAATCGAATCCTATAGATCAGGATTAATTGGTATTACAGGTAATACTGGTGCTACTGGTTCAATTGGAGCAACTGGTAATAGTATTATTGGACCTACAGGAAACACTGGAGCCAATTTAGTAAATATTACTATTGCAGAAGATAAAACATTTGTTTTTCATTATAGTGATGGAAAAACTATCTCTTCCAATGAACGTATTATTGGTGCTAATGGTTATTCAAAAATAAAATTACTTGGTGTAAGTCTTTTTAATTTTAGTCCATTAAGTAATTCATTAACAAATCAAACATATGACTCTCAATTTCCTGTTGATATATTAACATTCAAAGGTATATCATCAGCGAGTTCTCCATACGTAAGAGTAAATTATATCAATAATAACACAATTCGTGTTGATTTTGATGCAATCAATATTGGATTTATTGGTATAAGTGGTGGGACTTTAGGAAATATTTTACAAAATCTTCCAGGACAAAAACAGGCTGGAATTACTTCTACCAAATATAATGAAGATGAAGCATCTATATTAATACAACATAAAAATATACATGAAAGTCTTGTAATTTGCAAACCAAATGTTGTAAGTTCATCATTAGTTTATTGGAAAATAGATCCATCACAAGGATCTATATTTCACATCAATCCATATACAAATACTTTAAATACAAATAATGAAATAAATGGATATGTGTTCTTTATAAAAGAACCACAATATGGTACTTTATCTAAAGGTATCACAATTCAATTTCCAAACACATTTACATTAAATTCAAATAAAATATATTATGTAATTTATGATAATGATGCTGATATTGATTCTGGAATTACATTAGGTGATAATTTCTATAATAGATTTGATGTTGCTGGTATAGAATGGCAAAATAATTCATATTTTTGCCCAGATTCATCATTTAATGCTCTCAATCTAATTTCAATTGGTGGAAGATATCTTGCATATCCTGTACAATATCAACAAAATAGTGCAAGTTCAAATACTTCTATTGATTCAGAAAGTTTAAGTGTAACATGCTACCCATATTCAGAAAGATTGCCATCACAAGAATTTTTTACTGGTGGTTTATGCTGTCCAGGCAATTGTACTTCTTCCGCTTATGAAAGCATAAGTGGTGGGTGTACTGGCTATTTCATTCCAACAAAAAGAATATCAAATTCATCATTGTGTACGAGAAAAGGTAGTTGTTGTATTAAAACAGCAGAAAATATCTTTACACCAAGTGAATTAACTTATTGTCAATGTGCTACTAGTGCTGGAGAGAATGAATTTATTTTTCACCCATTTGAGGGGCTAAAGAGTACATTAGAATGGTTTTTATGTGATGATACATGTTTTGGTACTCTTCCATCAGGTTCATGTTGCAATGGAGTTGGTGGGTGTGAAGCTCTTAATAATAATACTTGCAATGCACAAGGTTACTTTTTTCAAGGCATTGGTGTTAAATGTAAACCTAATGCTGTCTCGCCATTAAACATATGTTCTGGTGGTAGTGGTGGATGTTGTGATTCTGGTATCACTTGTGTTAATGGATATACAGGATCACAGTGTATTTCTGAAAGTAAATCATATCTAGGTGATCAGAAATATTGTCAATCATTTAATTGTTCACCAGATTCTATTGCGTGTTCACAGACTATTCCAGGTATATCAGAATTAAAACAGGGTGATGAATATGCTGGAGGTATTGTTGTTGGAATATTTGATTTGAATACTTCTAAAATATTTGGAAATAGTATTTTTAATGATGTTAGTGCAGTTTCTAATTTCACTGACATTGATACTATAAACTCTAACACACCTTCATCAGTATTTACTATTAAATACGATTTTAATGGATATGGTTTTGATAAATCTTTTGCATCTAGAACTTCTAGAGATGATAAGTTTATATTAATTATTTCTAAACAAGATTTAGAATATCAAAATACTTCACATTTCATTTGGTCTAAAAATCAAATTGCTTGGGGATATATACACAATCCAATAACAAATAATATAGAAGAGATCACATCAACACCTGTATTTAGTTTAGGTGAAGGTGTTGTATCTTTGACAAGTCTATTAAGCAATACCTTTGCATTACCAAATATAAGAAATAGTGGTAGTTCTTTACAATGGCTTTTCAGTCAATCATCTTCTGGATATACTGGTAAATGGAGAAGAAATTATGGTTTATATAATACTCATAGACTATTGACATCTAAGCTGTCATATACTGAAGATACATCATTAACTTTTCCAACAATCTACCAAGCAATTACACAATACAATATTGACAATCCTCCTACAACAGAAAGAGAATCAAGTTGGTTTATTCCATCACACGATGAACTTGGTTTTATTTCATATCTAACACAGCAGACAACAGATTTTAATATAAATGTTTCATTACTATTGTCTGGTTATGATCAATTAAATGGAATTTATTGGACATCAACTGGAGCACATACTACAGCAAATGCACAAGCATTCTCTAATAAAGGATCAAATGCTTGGATTCATAAGATTGATGCAGAAAATCCAGAAAATAATTATTCTATAACTGCTAATAGAACAGAAAATACATATAAAGTTAGGCCAATTAAATTAATAAGATGTGATGGATCGTATCCTTCAGTAAGTGATGAAACATACAAACTATGGCGTTTGCCATTAATCTAACATGACTATAGGAAGCTCATTTTTACCTTATATAAGCAATATTGTTGGTCCAACAGGTCCAACAGGTCCAAATGGTCCCACTGGTCCAACTGGCATCAGTGGACCACTTATTGCTGGTCCAACTGGTGCATCTGGTTTAGGTATTACTGGCTTTACATATATTTCTGGAAAAAATCTTACAATTTATATTGGAGGAACTGGTTCAGTTTCTTTAAATATACAAGGAAATACATCTGCTTATAGTAATGAATTTTCTATTTTAAAGGGAAATACTACAAATGGTATTTCTGTTATTGTTCATGAAACAGAAAATTTGAGAGCTTTAAATATACAATTACTTACTGAAGGAGCCACATTAGCCCTTAAAGGTATAACATTTAAATCTTCTACAAATTCTTTTAGTTCAATTTCTGTAGATGTGAATAAAATATCAGTAGCTGGTAAAACATACACAGTTTATCCTGTAGGCGACACTGGTAATATAGCATTTATATACAGTGCCACAAAAGCAAAAGGAGTTCCTAATAGTTATTGGGATAATGGTATTTCTATGTTGGATTTACCATTAGCATCAGAGAGACACGCAATACACAATAATATAAATTATGGAAGTTCTATATCATTTACTCAAAATATAGTAGGATTTAGTGGTGCTACTGGTATTGCTGATACATTATTTAATTTTAATCCATCATATGCTATTAATCAAAACTTTTCTAGATATCAAGTAAATTTTGATGTAGGTAATAAGATTGAATTAAATCAAACATTGTATATTGGTTCAAGTGGTGCAAGTAATTTTAATATTTCATTTTTGAAAAACACATACAATCGTGGATATTCGTTTACTCCACAATTAATAACAAGTGAAAATGTTGGATCTTGTTGTTTATGTGAATTAAATGAAACAGATGCTGATATAAAATGTCTTGATTATGTTAATAAAGAATATTGTTTGTCTATGGGTGGAAGTTTTAGAACTACATCATGTTCGGCTAGAGTAATAAATGGTGATTGTTTTTCCGAGGGAGCTTGTTGTGTAAATAATAGTTGTGTAAATACATCACAGGATCTATGTTTGAAATATGGTGGTATATTTCATCCACTTCAGATATGTAATAATACAGATGGAAGTGATGCGTATTTTACATGCCCAACAACATGTCCATCTGAAATAAAAACTGGAAAATGTTGTGTAAATGGTAAATGCTTTAATGATTTTACTAATTTTGAGTGTGAATCATTGAATAATAGTGTATTTTATGAGGATGAACACTGTGATGGTGACTGTGATCCACTATGTCAGGCTACTTCTTTAGGAGGATGTTGTGAGGAAGATGGTAAAATAACTAGTAAATTTGCCGATCAATGTACTGGTGTATTTTTAGGTCCAGGAATTTTTAGTGGCAAATGTTGTACACGCGAATCAACAACAGCATACTTTACAAGTGAAGAAGATTCTTCGTGTAGAAGTACAATCAATATACCATGTCTGAATATTGGTACAAGAATAGGTGGTGGATATTTAGTTGGCATTGTAGGACAACCATCTCCATGTAATAATTTTTCAACCCCATTGATTGCGGAAGGTCAAGTATTAGGCTGTAGATATTATCCAAGAGGCTTTGTATCTGGTTATCAATCGTATAAGTATAAGAATTGTTACGGAAATTCTGGTCAAACCTTTGGTACAACTGATTTACCAGCATCAAAACTCAATATTAAATATTTCTCAAGAACACATCCTGAAGTATTAACTAATGAACATAGAGAAGAAAAATGTCTATTTAAGGGTGGTTCTCCATATGTCATGCAGACTTATGAAGGTAAAATTAGAACCACTGCTACTTCAGATGAAGATGTAGAATGGTTAAATGTCGCTATATTCGAATCAAACCCTAACGCAAAACAATTATCTTATTCACTTGGTGATCTAAGCAATGTCATGTTATTTGAAGGTCTTGGTCTACCAAAATCTGATAAATATAGAAATTTAGCAACACAATTTTATGGTTCATCTGGTATTCCAGTATTATGGGCCTTGATCATAGCTCCTTCAGATATTGAACTTCAAGATGAAGATTACTTATTAAAATGGGGTATGTCTGAGGGAAGAGCGAGAGGATTGAATTCATATAACAATGAACCAATTAGTACATGTGCCTTAGATGGATTATTGACTACAAGAATTCATGACGAAACATCTAAAGAAAACATTTATTTCTGGTATAGGAATTCTTCAGGTGATAATAAATCATACGATAGATTCTGTTTCTATAATGGATCTGTCAATGGAAAGTCAAATTGGAACTCAAATGTAAATGAAACTTCCATTGAAAATAATATTGATTTATTCAAATCAGCATATGCAAATATGTGGGACTCAAATAATTCAACAGATTCTTGCACTAAACAAATATCAATCATAAATCAAACTGGTATTAATGGTTATACTGATTGGTATATACCAAGTATTATTGAATTAAATTACATCTATGCAAACAAAGATGAATTAAATGCATCATTATTGATCAATGGTCAAAGTCCATTGGATTCTGAACTTAAATATTGGAGTTCAACAAGTCTTTGTGTTCTACATGAATGGAATAATAATAATCCTGATAATAAATCATTGTATAAAATATTTGAAACTCCATCGGGATCTTATAACAGTAAATTTAGATTTACCAGATCAGATTATAATATTTCAGATAATGAATTATATGATCTTAGTATGAATTCATGTGCTGGCGAAAATATGCTTGTTCAGAATTTTGATGATGGTCTTGTTGAATCTAAATCAAGAAATACTAAATCTGCTGCTTTAAGGCCAGTACGTAGAATACCAATTGTAGTATTGCCTGATGATTGCAATTATTCAATTATTAACGCATACAATAATTATGATCTTGAAACTTGTATATCATGTCCTGATGGTTGCTAAATATATATTGGAATTATTATGTCAAAAAGTACGATAGGAACATACGTTATTAGAGGGCCACAGGGTCCAACTGGTCATTTAGGAGCCACAGGAAATACTGGACAAACGGGAAATACTGGCCCTACAGGACCAACTGGTGATTATGGTGTGTATATTCAATCTATACAAGCCTACACTAATAGTATAATATTGACATTATCCAATGGTTCAACCCAAGAAGTAACTGGAAATTTCCGTGGTGCTACGAGTGAATTTTATATTGGTGGCACAACAAGTCCAGAAGATTCTTATAGTTTTATATCATCATATGATTCAGGAACACAGACTGTTTCAATACGTGGAATGACATTCACTGGTTCTTTATATTTAACTGAAGATTCAGATTATATCTATATTCATACAAATATATCAGAAGCACCATCAGAACTTGATATAGCAAATTTAAATCAAAATACATTAGTATATTTGAAAACAAATACACAGATATCAAGTACTTCTGTTGGAGTATCTTATGATGGAAATTATTATAATGGAACTCTCGTATATAATGATACTGGTTCTGGAAACGGTAGAGCAAAATTAAATGCTTCTTCTAAGATAAAATATGTTGGTCCAATTACTAGAGATGATGATTTAATCTATCTAAATGCTGATGATGCAGGAACATTTTACTTAGCAACACCAATTGGTATTGCAGGAATTACTGGTACATTTAGAGCAAATGAATCAATATCTTTAACATTGATTCCAGAAAATGAAAATATATGGCATTTCCCAGAAAATATTTATTTTGAATCTGGTGAAAATTATTTAACCTGTGGTAAATCAATTATTAATATAACTTCAACTGATCAAGGCGAAACATGGTTGGCCACAGTTGCTGCTAGAGGTTTTGATGTTTCAATTGATACGTGTTTAGCATCTAGTTCATTTGGTTCTTGCTGCTATTCTGGAGAGAATTTAACACAAAAGTGTATTGATTATACTACAAAAGAAAATTGTGATACTTTATTTGGTACATTTAATGCTTTGATTCCATGTAGTAATGCTTGCACTGATATCGGTATTTGTTGTACTAATGGTAAATGCATAGAAAATAGTAATCCTGCTGAATGTGAATCATTCGGTGGAAGTTTTTACAGTGGAATAAATTGTGGAGCATATAATAACAATCCAGATGACGTAAACTTTGGAGATAGATTATGTCCAAATAATTGTGAAATAGATGGTCTAGTTGCCTGTTGTAAAAATGGAGTATGTCTTGGTGATAATTATACAAGATTGTTGTGTGAAGAATTTTTAGAAGGAACCGCTACAGATGGTAGTTGTTCAGAAGCAAATTGTTGTGATCAATTAGTTGGTGTAGGTGCTTGTTGTACATCTGCTGGATGTTTTCAATTAAATAAAATTGATTGTAATAAAGCAAACGGAATATTTTTAGGAGAAGGATTTAGATGTGATGAAGTAAATTGTGATTGTTTTGATCCACCAGAAGCTCTTGGATCTTGTTGCACTGAACCTGGAAGTTGTCAGGATGATGTACTAAAATCTAAATGTTCAAATCCAACTGGTTGGGCAGTATCCACATGTTTAGAAAGAAATAATTGTAATCAAATATCAAATAATGTAACTTGTTGTTTTACAGAGAATAATGGCAATAAAAATTGTTCAGTAGATGTTCCAGCATCTATTTGTAATCCAGCAAATGGTGGAGAAGTAGTAAGTAGTTGTGAACAATGTCAAAGTGGTGGTGGAGGTGGTGGTGGAGGTGGTGGTGGAGGTCCGCAAAATGGAGCATGTTGTAGGGAAGGTGGAGAGTGCTATACTACAACAAGTGATTCATGTCAAGGTACATTTACTCCAAATGAAACCTGTGCTACTGTTATGTGTAGTCCTGGAGCATGTTGTAGAGGTAATGCTTGTATAGATATTTCTAAACTTAATTGTGAGCAAGTAGCGGGTGCTGTATTCACGGAAGGTGCTACATGTCTTGAAATAGACTGTAGTATAGATGATCCAGAAGATCCAGATCCACCAGATGAACCTGGAATTGGAAGTTGTTGTTATAAGAATACATGTGATGATACAACAGAAGAAGAGTGTGCTGCTCGTGAAGGGGTATTTAATGAAGCAAGCTGTACACCAACCCAAATTGAAGGAGGATGTGCCGCAGATCCATTTGGTGCGTGTTGTACACCTAGAGGATGTGTTGAAATTCAAGAAAGTTTATGTGTTGGTGATGATGCAGTATTTACTCCATTTGGTGAGGATATAACTAGCTGTGATGATATTGATTGTGAAGAGGTTCTAAATGGTGGTGGTGGTGGATCTGGTTGGCAAGGGGATGGTCCAAATCAAGAACCTGGTCCTGGTGGTGGTGGTAATGGTGGTCCAGGATCTGGTAGTGGATCATGTAATTCTACTGAAAATTGTTGTTGTGTTACATTTCCTTATTGTGAAGATCGTATTAGAAGTGATTCTAATGGTAATAAATATTGGCGTACAGCTACTAAAGAATATAAATCATCAATATGTACATCTGGAGGTCTACCACCAATTACTTGTGATGATTTAACTAACTCAGAAAGTATAACATGTAGAGGATATAAAAACTGCTACGAAAGTTTAGCTAGATGGTGTGTTTATCGTAACAATCTTGAAAATTGTCCTGATTTTACTGGTAGTGAACAAGATATTTACAATAGTTTATTTGCTAATTGTGAAATAAATTGGTCAATATCAGATTTAAATGCTGCATGTGGTAATTTAACTGAATATAGAATTTATAATTATTTACGTAGATTTGTATGTCAGGCTAAAGATATTTCCGAGACATCGTTTCTCGAGAGACGTAATGTTTATTGTGGTACTGTGTCATTATGTCAATTCCAGAATCCATGTAATATTGATAATGCTCCCTTTAGATTTACCAATACACCCTCTCCACAATCTTGTGTAAGAAGTATCGATAGATTGCCACGCACTAATAACAATAGTGGAAATGGTTTTGAAATATCATATAGAAGCTGTGTAGGAGCCACATGTTCTACTGGTTATTATGATTCTTGTAAATCACAATGTGCTAGATTTGTTAATCCATGTTGTCGTCGTGAATGTGAACAATTAGGACTTAGTGATTGTCCAGAATGTGTAAAAACTGTAGGTGATTGTAGTGCAAATCCATTTACATTTGTATCTGTTACGAATGTAAAAATTACAATAAATAATATTGATTATTGTGTACCAATAGTAATAGATCCAGAAACAGAAGAATTTGAAAGATGTGATACCTAATGAGCACACAATTTAGATCTAGAGTAAAATCAGTAGTTGATTTCGGAACAGATTTAAAATCAATAGGAACTTGTTGCTATACAAATGGAACAAGTGAACAATTATCATTCTATGAGTGTTTTATAAAAAATGGAACCTTCTTACTTGGAACAAATGCAGAATGTCCAGATCAAGGTGAACAAATTTTATGTTATGCTTGTTCATATTTGACAGATTCACAAAGAGAACAAGTAATATCAAACTCAAATATTTTAACTACGAATCCTACGTGGGGAACAAAAACAGTCACAAAGTGTGAATGTACAAGAATAGGAGGAAGTGAATCTATATTGGATTCATCAGGTAGAGATATAAGAATTCCTAAAGCTTGTTGTTTTTTAGATTATAATGCAAATGGATTCCCTATAGGAATTACTTGTGAAAATGTTTGTTCTGAAAAAGAATGTTCTCTCAAGGGTATCACGTTTGAAACAGGCGAACTAAAAAATACACCAATATATACAGCTGATAAATTATGTTCTGAAGTTCAATGTGAATCTTCTGCTATCACTCCTCAAAGATTTGCTCAAATTGTTACTGGTTCAAGTAGTTTTGCTTATTTTGATATAGGAACATGTTATACTCTGACAAAAATTAATGATGGATTTACATATTCTTGTGATTTAAAAATGCTTCATGATTGTTCTGGATATTGGACTTCATCAGATTTTGGAAATAATTCTACCATATTCTGTGGTCATTCATATGCTCCTCAAGTTCCTGTTATACAATCTGGTCGAGCTATTGAGCCAGAAACAATGTCTGAATCAACATTCGATCAATTAAATCTTGAGATTGGTGATTCTTATAAAGGTGGCATTTACATAGGTAAATTTATAGTCAATTCTCCAAATTCAAAAGTATATGGATCATTGAATCTTTCTGCTCCAGAAGAAAAATATTACATAGATGATACTCCAAGAGATACCTATACAAAATGGGCTTTGATTGTTGATCCAACTGATTATAATGTTTCATTTATGACAAGTGATGAAATGAAATATTCACCGTCTTTCACTTCATTGTCTGATGGATTTTATAACTGCTATGGTGATAAAACTAATTTTTATGGAGTAGATTATCTTACAGTTAATACAATTAAAGGTAAAATAAGAAATGGATTCGCTGATTATTACATACCAAGCATAATAGAATTGTATTATCTTGCAAATTCCATAAGAAATAATCCTTTATTAAGTGATATTCTTAACATTGAAAATAATCTAACATCATCATCTATATTTTTTGAAAATTTGACATCTGAAAAAACAAATAAAAGTATTTTTAATGGATATATTTTTAACTATTGTCTGAGTATAAATAATAGTGTTAGTGAATTTGGTAAAACTTATTTAATTCCTTCAAATAAAAAAGGAAATTTAAGATTTTTTAGAAAGGTTATTTTAACATGAGTTGCAATTGTGGAAAAAATAAAGAAAATAAAGAAAACGAAGAAAAAATAAAATTTAGAACTCAGGATATTAAACAAGAAAATACTATTGCTAATAAAATGACCATGATGCAAAATTTTGCATCAGCAATAGTATCTCGGGGTGTATCTAATAATAAAGTAAGTTTACCCGTAAAACAACTCAGGGTAGCATCTTGTTTTGGTAATATGAAGCAGGGTGGGGAATTACCCCCATGTGAACATTTAAAGCCAAGTTCGACAGCAGGACAATTTTTCTGTGGAGGTTGTGGCTGTGGAGATAGAAAAGGCACTTGGCTAATTGCCGAAGGTGATGAGTATTCTAAATTAGATTATCCAAAATTAGCATGTCCATTGCAAATGCCTGGTTTTTCAAATTATAAGAAATCTGAATCAGATGAGGGCATCGAACCTGTTACGAGAAGATATTATCTAGAAAACAATATTACATATAAAGATCTTGAAAAGATACCTGTTACTATTCATGCTCCTACTAATAAATAATATCTCCATATAAATAAAATAGGAGATTTTATGGCAGCACCTAATTCAAGAGATTCAATTATTGATTATGCATTAAGAACTCTTGGTAGTCCAGTAATAGAAATAAATGTTGATAGAGAACAATGTGAAGATCGTCTAGACGAAGCTTTACAATTCTTTACTGAACGTCATTTTGATGGTGTTGAAAAGGTATTTTTTAAATATCAAGTAACACAAACGGATAAAACCAACAAATATATTGATATTAATAATATCGGTGGTTGGAATGGAAATGCAAATGCAAGACCAAACGGTTCTGATATTATATCTGTTGTAAAATTATTTCAATTTGGTAATTTTGCTAATATTGATATGTTTGATTTAAAATATCAATTAGCTCTTGTTGACTATTTCGGAATCAATAGAGGTATGAATGGTGGTGGATCTATGGGTCTTGCCTCATATCATTCAACAAAACAATATATTAAATTGATTGAGGATTTCTTTCAAGGTGAAAAGGCAATTAGATTCAGTAAAGTCACGAATAGAATTCATATTGATGGATCTTTGTCCGATATTATTGTCGGTGACTATATTGTTTTTGAAACATATGCAGCACTTGATCCAGAAGAATACACAAAAATATTTAATGATAGACTTTTGAAAAAATATTTAACAGCCTTAATTAAACGTCAATGGGGAGCGAATATGGCCAAATATGATGGTGTTCAGCTACCTGGTGGTATAGTAATGAAAGGCGGTCAGATCTACGCTGAGGCAGTAAGCGAGATAGCTGCGATTGAAAATGAGTTTATTACTTCACACGAATTGCCAGTAAATTTCTTTGTAGGTTAATATGGCAACAAATCCATTTTTCAAATATTCAAATCTAGATCAAAAGTTAATAGATGATCTCACTATAGAAACTATTAAAGTTACTGGTATTGATATTCTTTATATACCAAGAGAATATTTTAAATTGGATAATATTTTGGGTGAAGATATTCAATCCAAATTTACAAAAGCATATCAATTGGAATGTTATGTTCAAACTGTATTATCATTCGATGGTCAAGCAGATGTAATTAGTAAATTCGGTGTTATGATCACCGATAGAATGACTATTCAAGTATCCAAGACACGATTCAAACAAGAAATATATTCTAAAGATTCACTGATTGTAAGACCGAGAGAAGGTGACTTGGTATATTTTCCTTTATCTGGGACTATATTTGAAATTAATAAACTAGAGGACGAGATTCCATTCTATCAGTTAGGTGCATTGACAACATATACTCTAACACTAGAAGCCTTTGTATATTCACACGAAGAGTTTAATACTGGCATTGATATTCTTGATAATGCCACGAATGATAGAAAGTCGTATGTTTCAAGAATTCTTCTCAAAGGTATACAAGGTGGAAATTATTTACCTGGAGAATATGTGAATCATTCTGGATATACCGCAACTGTACAGCAATTTACTAAAGGGTTCAGCTATTCATATATGTACGTATTTGATGAAGTTGGTACATATGTAAATGGTATCACACTTTCTGGTGCATTGTCTGGTGCTGGATATACAGGATTCAATAGATCCGTAACTACAACTATTATACCTACTGATCCTGTTAAGGATCGTAGTGATGGTGATAATGTTGATTTTGACAATGAAAGAGCTAAAAAGGATTTATTTGATTTCACAGAAACTGATCCATTCAGTGAAGGGAAATATTAATGTTTGGAGAAAATGTATCATTTTATAATGAAACTATTCGTAAAAATATAGTTGCATTTGGAACTTTATTTAATCAAATAACTATATTACGAAAAGATAGCAATGATAATATTACAAATAGGATAAAAGTTCCTATTTTATATGGTCCTAAAGAAAAGTTTATTTATAGATTAACAACAGAAACTGGTGTTACGGATAATACACATATTCAATCAACATTTCCAAAAATGGGATTTGAAATAATTAATATTCTTTATGATCCAACAAGAAAATTAAATAGAATTTATAAGAAAAAGAGTTCTGTTTCTGGATATAACGAAAGTACATTTACTGAAATACCATATAATATTAATTTAAATTTATACTCTTTCACTAGAAATTTAGAAGATAATTTACAAATTATAGAACAAATCGTTCCGTTCTTTGCGCCAGATTTTACCGTAACGATAAATTATAATTCATTAAATGAAAAAGTTGATGTTCCGATTGTATTAAATGATGTTAGTACATCTGAAGACTACGAAGGTGATTTTAGTACAAGAAGAAGTGTTACAAGTGTTTTTAATTTTACTATGAAATCTTATGTTTATGGAAACATTAAGAGAGATATTGGAGGAATCATAGAAAATGCACGTGTAAATATTTACAATGGAATGACTATGCAATCAGCTCCTTCAAATCTTGTTTCAAGCCCAGGATATACTGGAAATGCAGAAACAGGAAGTATTACTTATTATGATGGTGTTTAATTATGTCAAAAGATCCATTTGAAAATATATCAAAAGCTTTAGAAACTACATTTGAAAAAAATCCTGAAAAGAAAGATATTCAAATTGTAAAAGAAATCAAGAGATCTAAAGAAGAAGTTCTTGAGGCTGATTTTAATTCAGCAAGAACTAATATGAAAGAACTTATTAATAATGGCATGGATGCGTTAGATGGAATTATGAAAGTTGCCTCTGCAAGTGATTCTCCAAGAGCGTATGAAGTTGCAGCATTATTATTAAAAACATTATCTGATATGAATAAAGATCTAATGGTTGTTCATGAAAAATCAGAAAATATTCAAAAAGAAAAAGTTACAAATATTACTAATAATTCAATATATGTCGGATCTACAACAGATTTACAGAATCTGATTAATAAATCACGATCTCAAGCTAAGGAATTACCTGATGTCTAGTCAATATCAGAAAAAACCTGGTTATCTTGGAAATGCCAATCTAAAACCCATTGGTGTTAAGATTGACTTTACAAAAGAGCAAGTAGAAGAATATGTGAAATGTGCTGGTGATCCTGTATATTTTGCTAGAAAATATGTCAAAGTAGTTACATTAGATAAAGGTATAACAGACTTTGATCTATATGATTACCAAGAAAGACTTATTCGTACTTTAGAAAAAAATAGATTCGTTATTGGTAAACTTGCTAGGCAGGCTGGAAAAACAACTACCGTTGGTTGTTGTTATCTTTTACATAAAGTTTTATTTAATCAAAATATGAATGTCTGTATTCTTGCAAATAAATTGAATACAGCTAGAGATATTCTTGCAAGAATTCGTGAAGCATATGAATATTTACCAAACTGGCTTCAACAAGGTATTGTTGAGTGGAATAAAGGATCTATTGTTTTAGAGAATGGTTCTAAAATATTAGCAGCAGCAACGTCATCATCTGCTGTTCGTGGTGGAAGTTACAATATAATTTTTTTGGATGAATTTGCGTTCGTTCCAACTACAGTAGCCGAAGAATTCTTTTCATCTGTGTATCCAACAATTACTGCTGGTCAAAGTACTCAAATGATTATCATTTCAACGCCTAAAGGGTTGAATATGTATTATCAGCTATGGAAAGCTGCTATATCAAAACAAAATGAATATGTTCCATTTGAAGTTAATTGGAAAGAGATTCCACAATATCCAGGCGGTCCACTACGTGATGATGCATGGAAAGAACAGCAAATCAAAAATACTTCTGAAAGGCAATTTGATGCGGAATTTAATTGCTCATTCATAGGTTCTGCTAATACTCTTATAGATGCTAATAAATTAAATCAATTAAGTTATGGTAAACCAAGACATAGAAATGGTGAAGGTTTATTGGTTTATGAAGATCCAATAAAAGGCACGGATGAAA